ATGTCTGGACTGATCAATCCACATGCGGCCCCGGAAGAAGCAGCCTATGCGCTGCTGATTGAGCTCGTTCGCGCCCAGCGCGTGCCGCAATATGAAGGCGAAATTTCCGGCCTGCTGGCGATGTACGACGAAGCCGTTAAACACTTTAAAGAGAAAGAGACCGAGCGTTAGGCGTGGACATCGTGGTGCGAGAAAAGCGTGACGCCTGCGGAAGCCGCGCAGGCGTTGGCTGGATAGCGGCTTGGGTCATCAGCTGCCGCGGTAGGTAGAGTATCCGTACTGACTGAGCAGCAGCGGGATATGCAGTTTTTGATTTTGCTTTGTGACATTGAAAATAACCGGAATCACCGGGAAGAACGTATTCATATTTTGGCTTTTAAAATAGTCACCGGTTTTAAACGTCACTTTATACACCCCCGGCTCCATATTCTCCGCCTGCGGATAGAGCGATTTAATCCGCCCATCGGCATCCGTTTTACCGGTGGCGATATGCTGCCAGCTCTCCCCCTGCTGTTTATCCAGCTCAATCTGCACCCCCGGTGAAGGGAGCCCGGTTTGCTGATTAAGAATGTGTACGCTGAGCGTCCCCTCTGGCGCCGCCAGCGCGCTGAAGCTGAGCAGAGAAATTACGGAGGCGATAACTAATTTCATAATCGTGACCTTATTGGGCAAGTGAAAGTGCCCTAACTATAGTCAGCGCGGCGGGGAAAAAAATTAAACTTTTTGTTATCAGATTGCGGTTATTTGGCGGGGAACGGTACAACTGGGTGTACTCTGAAACAGGCCGCAAGCGGCCTCCTGCACAGAGAAGTCGGCTAACAGATATGGTTTGCGAAGCCACTTTTCATCTTGAAAAGTAGATTTTTTCCGGATAGCGGGTAACGAACGTCCGGGACCTACCGCTGATATTTATACCGTTAGACGCTCGTTGTCAGAAGAGGGATTGATTGTATATAGACTTTGGATAAATGTTTGTAAGCGTACAGCGTGAACCGTCTGGTCATAATCTGAAGCATCCGACAAAGTGGTGTCCACCAAATAAGTAGTGGGAACCAAAGTGTCAGATATGCAGAAAAATATGACTCCCGGCAGGCGTAAAGGCTGCCCTAATTATTCTCCTGAGTTTAAACAGCAACTCGTTGCTGCCTCCTGCGAACCCGGGATATCCATCTCAAAACTGGCGCTTGAAAATGGCATTAATGCCAATCTGCTCTTTAAATGGCGCCAGCAGTGGCGCGAGGGAAAGCTGCTATTACCTTCCTCTGAGAGTCCTCAGTTACTTCCTGTGACTCTCGATGCCACCGCCGTACAACCAGAACCGCCCGCTGAGGACTCAGAGCTCAGCATCAGCTGTGAGGTAACGTTCCGGCACGGGACACTCCGCCTCAACGGCACTGTCAGCGAAAAGCTTCTGACTCTGCTGATACAGGAACTGAAGCGATGATCCCGCTACCAACAGGCACCAAAATCTGGCTGGTTGCCGGTATTACCGATATGAGAAACGGCTTCAACGGGCTGGCTGCAAAAGTGCAGACGGCGCTGAAAGACGAACCGATGTCCGGCCATGTCTTCATCTTCCGGGGCCGCAGCGGCAGTCAGGTTAAACTTCTGTGGTCCACCGGCGACGGGCTGTGCCTGCTGACCAAACGGCTGGAGCGCGGGCGCTTCGCCTGGCCGTCAGCTCGCGATGGCAAAGTGTTCCTGACCCCGGCGCAGCTGGCAATGCTGCTGGAAGGCATCGACTGGCGACAGCCGAAGCGGTTGCTGACCTCCCTGACCATGCTGTAGGCTTCTTTATCCTGGTTGTCGCAGAATAAGCCTGGTAAAATGCTGGCTTATGAATGACATCTCTTCTGACGACATCCTTCTGCTGAAACAGCGCCTTGCCGAACAGGAAGCGCTGAACCGTGCCCTGCTGGAAAAGCTGGCAGACCGGGAGCGCGAAATAGACCATCTGCAGGCGCAGCTGGATAAACTTCGCCGGATGAACTTCGGCAGCCGTTCTGAAAAAGTCTCCCGCCGTATCGCACAAATGGAAGCCGATCTGAACCGGCTTCAGAAAGAGAGCGATACGCTGACCGGTCGGGTGGATGACCCGGCAGTACAGCGCACTCTGCGTCAGACCCGCACCCGCAAACCGTTCCCCGAATCACTCCCCCGCGATGAAAAACGCCTGCGGCCAGCGGGTTCCTGCTGCCCGGAGTGTGGTGGTGCGCTGAGTTACCTGGGTGAGGATGCCGCTGAACAGCTGGAGCTGATGCGCAGCGCCTTCCGGGTGATCCGGACCGTACGGGAAAAACATGCCTGCACAAAATGTGATGCCATCGTGCAGGCCCCCGCGCCTTCGCGCCCCATTGAGCGGGGTATCGCCGGACCGGGGCTGATGGCCCGCGTGCTGACCTCAAAGTATGCAGAGCACACACCGCTGTATCGTCAGTCTGAAATATACGGTCGCCAGGGCGTGGAACTGAGCCGTTCACTGCTGTCGGGCTGGGTGGATGCATGCTGCCGGCTGCTGTCCCCGCTGGAGGAGGCGCTTCAGGACTATGTCCTGACTGACGGTAAACTCCATGCCGATGATACCCCGGTCCAGGTGCTGTTGCCGGGCAATAAGAAGACGAAGACCGGGCGGTTGTGGACGTATGTTCGTGATGACCGCAACGCCGGGTCAGCGCTGGCACCGGCGGTGTGGTTCGCCTACAGCCCGACAGAAAAGGCATCCATCCGCAGACCCATCTTGCGGGGTTCAGCGGTGTGCTACAGGCGGATGCGTACGCCGGGTTCAACGAGCTGTACCGCGATGGCCGGATAACGGAAGCCGCCTGCTGGGCTCACGCCCGCCGTAAAATCCACGATGTGCACGTTCGCACGCCGTCAGCCCTGACGGAGGAAGCCCTGAAGTGTATCGGCGAACTGTATGCCGTGGAGGCGGAAATAAGAGGAATGCTGGCGGAACAACGGCTTGCTGAACGTCAGCGGAAAACGAAACCGCTGCTTAGTACCCTGGAAAGCTGGTTGCGTGAAAAAATGAAAACGCTGTCGCGACACTCGGAGCTGGCAAAGGCGTTCACGTACACCCTGAACCAGTGGCCGGCCCTGACGTACTATGCAGAAAACGGCTGGGCCGAAGCCGATAATAACATCGCTGAAAATGCGCTGCGGATGGTCAGTCTGGGTCGTAAAAACTGGTTGTTCTTCGGCTCAGACCACGGTGGTGAGCGGGGAGCGTTGCTGTACAGTCTGATCGGGACGTGCAAACTGAACGGCGTGGATCCAGAAAGCTACCTTCGCCATGTCCTTGACGTCATAGCTGACTGGCCGGTCAACCGGGTCAGCGAGCTGCTACCCTGGCGCATCACACTGCCAACTGAATAACACATCCCCGTCAATACGGTTCTCGCTGTACGCTTACAAATGTTTGGCCAGGATGGGAGCATAGCTTGTCACTGATGCACTCAATTTTACAAGGAATAACCCGATGCCATTACCCGAACGTCTGCAACCAGCCAAAGTAAACCGCCAGAAACTGAAACAGCTAGCGGACATGGCCGAAGAGATACTGGCGCAAATTGATAACGGGGCTAAGGAAGAGGATGCCGGGTTGAAAATGTTGATAAATGACTGGAATAGCCAGGTTATTAACCCGTATGCATTCTCTGATTTCCGGGATTTCTCTTCATGGACCAGTGCAAAAGACTTCACCCGGATGGCGTTTAATCAGGAAAAATACGTGGCGGATTTATCCTGGGATGAGCTGATTCAGATCATCCAGTTTGTGTGTCAGGCCGAAGGTAAGGAATCTGAACAAAGCTACGCGCTGGGACTGCTTGAGAAAAACTTTGATGCCAATCCATCCGACCTCATCTACTGGCCTAATGAATGGTTTCAGGATAAAGACATGCTTCATGTCGATTTAACGCCTGAAGAAATCGCCGGATACCTGATGGCAAAATCTGGCCGGCGGCTAAGCGATGCGCCGCAAATCGAGCTGAAGTATCCTATCCCTTCAAATATTTAAGGTGTATTATCCTGCCCGCAAAATGTGAGTACGGGCCCTGCTCCAGTGAGGAGTCTACCAGGTATATAGCCTGCGGATATTCAACGTAATGCGCGACTATTATGAATAATTCAGAGTAACGAACCATGCATAATTTGCGTTATGTCCGACGCCCTTCAGAAGCCAGCGATAGTGTAAGTATCACTGCAAAAAGCAGGGCGAGGCTAAACGTTGTCTTGCAATAGGTAGACCAGGCGATCAACTACTGATGAATCCGTTTAACGCTCCGCCAGGCGCCAACTCAATGAATGCCAAGTCATCGACAGCATGCACATCTTTGCTGATGAGTTACCACTTAATAACCCCCTGAGTGCTATCCAGGATTGATAGCGGAAATTAGAGGATAAAAGTACATAGCTGCAAAGGTGTTCGAGTTAGTCGGTTACGTCGTGCCCATGAACCTATTTTCGGGTAATCTGGATGTTGCTATTACCGCGGATGCGGAAAGTATTTCTCCATTTTCACGAACTCTGGTTCAACCCATTTAGGCCCCTTCACTACTTGACCATTCTCACCAGTCATCAAAATTCCGGCCTGATATAATCGGTCAAACGACTCGATTAATTCCGCATTTGTGATGTGCTCTGTTCGCCCCCTGATGATTAATGGGTCTAATCTGTACAAAGGAATCTTGTACGCAAGCGCGGTTAGCAGGTCATCAATAGACTCATCACGAAGCATTGCCTTAAATCTTTCAAGTTCAATATCTGACATATGAAATCAGGCTCCTGTTCTTTCAATATAACGAACGAGTATTCATATATTACCCAAGCCTTAATATTTTTGAGGAGGGCTCCTGACAGCAACTGTATCCTACCACAGCCGCCACGCTTAGCGCTCGCTGATTATCGGTCTGAAAACATGATGCGGGTAATGAAGTGCCCCTGCTGTTACGTGTCGTTGGCTGACAATAATGCATTCCAGCTCACGCGCATCAAACGGTGATAAAGGCCACCGCCATCAGACAGCTTATAGGGTTTGTCCTTAGTTTTAGATATATCGACCTGGCGGGCTGCGAGCTTCACCTGGGGTATCTCCTTTCATTGAACAGGAATCTCCCTCCACATGAATGTGGATTTCAATGAATCATAGAAGTCATTGAGGTAATGGAATATTTGAAAATGCCGCGTATATACTGGGTTGAGTAGACTTCAGAGGACGCTAAGAGAAGTGAGTATGGCACGCCCTACAGGATTCGAACCTGTGACCTACGGCTTAGAAGAAAGTAGAGCGTTAAATAACACACTGTAATCACACATGTTTTCCGCGTTCGCATCCGGTTTTGTGTCGTTTCGTGTCGTTTGGGTACATCCCTGTCTTTATCGCGCATTCCTGTCACGCCACATCTACGACACAGCAGCCACGAGCTGACAGCAACTAAACAACCGCATTGTCCTGGCGAACATCGCAGATAGTAAATGTCACGACCCCGATGACAGTGACATCATCCAAGGCCTCACCTTCAATTGCTTCGCCGTCTTCAGTGATCAGCGATCGCCCTCTCAGCGTGGCAAGCTCCGTCCCGCCGCCGTGCTGGATCAGAACCTGACTACCTTTATTGTGATTTTTAATTGATTATCCTATCAAAGTGAGTTTTTTAGTCTCACACCCTCCACACATCAAGATAATGTATATTAAAATCAATTACATCCACGCATTTGCCATAGTCGCCCAGAAATACGTGCCATCGAACATGAACTCAATCGAGGTGGTTTTCCCGGCAGTGTTACCAGTATTGCTCCATGCTACCGGGAATTTGAATGCGCTGCCCCATGAAACATTTCTTCCACCAGTTGCGTCCTGGGTTATCGAGAAAACCACTCTGTCACCAACATCAAGGCCGACGATAGAATTTGAATCTGCATAGAACGTGACGCTCTGTGTTAATGACGGGATTTTGAACGTTCTCCCGTATGACCAGATAGGCTTGTACCCAGTTGCTGTTGTGTCCTGTGGGCTTTGAACCCCTCTGTCCTCCCAGCACTTGACCCATTCCGTTCCGTTATAGCGCATTAATCCTGTACCGTACTGATAGTTGATGTTTACGTTATAAATCAGGTCCCCAACCCTGCCATTGAAGACGTTAACCACATCTCCTTTGAGTGCCGTATTATTCCCGTAAACCTTTGCCGCGGAACTGGATTTTGCCGCGACTGCAGATGCGTTCGTTACCACATTCCCGTTGATCGTTAATACCGCTGTAGAGGCATCGGCTAGAAGCGGTGGCGTGGTGCTGGCCACGTTTAGCTTGTTGGCCCCCATAAACAGATAGACCTGCCACAGCGCACGCACGGCACGAGTTATATCCGTCAGGGCGACACCTTCTACGTAAACCTCAGTGGGTTTTGTGATCTCTAAAACACCAGACTCATTGGTAGCCTGATGCAGAATGTTTTCGCCTTTTGTGACATCAAGAGAGCTGAGGAAAATCTTGTCAATATTGCCGGACTGAGCGATAAGCCGCCCGGTCGAGCCAGGGTTTGTTAATCTACCTGAAACATGAAGATTTCCAACCGCCCCGGCGTCCATCGTGCCGTTAGCATCAGAGAAGCCGGGAGAGGAGATGTAAGCCCCATACGCCGAGTCCGTGGGGCTAAGGTTCTCTAAACCTAATTTCAGATTTTCTATCCGTGACCCGTACAGTCCGTATACAAGCTGCCTGCCAGGATTCGGAACCATTTCCCGGATTTTTTTGATTTCCAGTGTACCGATATTGACTGTGTGCCTGGTTGTTCCGCCTACTAGCGCAAATCTTCTCCCTGTCGGGTTTTCCATCAGACCGCATTCATCAATAATGATGCTATCTGCGTTGTCACAAAGTATCCACAACTCACAATCAGTTTGTGACTTAACGTTCATGCTACCAATTTTTAGCCGACCAATATCTGTATAAGTAAGATTTGTATCTCGAGTTAGAGATATAGCATGGAGAACTGTACTCCCCGCCATCCTGCCGATTTCAGTATCCCAGAATTTGTAAGGAGCATTACCCGTCATCTTTAAGCAGGTAAGAGAGTTTTGGGCCTCAATGCTCCCCACCTCTATCGAGTACCCATGACCTCGTGAAATCTCATACGCAGCATAGTCACCACCGGTAAGCGCAAACATATCGTCGCCAGTTGAACCAGTCAACACACCGACGTTTATTGCCACATAAGGAGGCATTATGTGCAAGCCATCTGAATATGTGTTGAAGTTAATTCTTGGCACGTAAATATTTCGGATGTTGGCCATCAGAACGCCGTATTTACGACAGCCCCACACGTTCGCTGCTTCTAATCGGCTATTAACAATGCCGTGTAAGACAATGCCCATCGTGTGTATTGCGGGGAAGGAGGACTGCTGCGGATTAACCATCGCGCCATAGCTTGCATCTACTTTGCCCTGCAGGTTTATGTCTATGTCCTTATCTGGCACGAAGCAATATATTCCTCCAGCCCAGCCCGCTGACGTAGCCTGAGCATCGCGGAGAGATGAGTGGGATTCAATGATAAATTCATTGCTGCTCACCACTTCCGTAACAAACATGATCCCGTCATAGCCGAACTCTGCAGCACCGTAGAATGCCGCGTAGTCGCCTGCTTTAAACGGGTGACTGTTACACACTACGCGGGCAAAAACAGTGCCATTCGTCGCCGCATTATCGCGCCAGGGGTTAGTGTAACCGGCTAACTTCGTCATTGAGGTGACAAGGAAGCGAGAAGCATAGTAGGCATTATTGATCAGAAACGGATGCCATTGAGCTGAATTTACATCCTGATGCCAGTCAACCCCTGCGGAGGTATGTAAAGAAGTTCCTGACTTTATTACACTTGAATCGTTGTAAAGATATTTCCCCGGCACATTGTAGTTAATAAAACCACCAACATTTAGAGCCGACTTTAAAAGCTGAACATCCGTTGTTGCGTTACCAGAAGGGCCAGGCATGAATATAGTGCCAAGCTCAGATCGAAGCTGGTCCTGTCCAACATCCACAAAATTTGCCTTATCCGTGGCATTCCAGGTGGATTCGGTTGTGCCCGCCGTTGTATACCCTGAACCAATCGCAACTGAAGCCGCCAGTTTCCAGAACGTACCGCCATACGAAACAAGCTGGTTATAACTGGTCAGTGTCCATGGGCCATCCTCGTAGCGGCCAAGCACGGTTTTCCCGGCCTGCTGAAGAACAGATTCGTAACGCGATTCCTGACTGGCCAGTTGTGCGTCAAATTCTTGAGCCTGCTGATTGAACTGTGAAATAAATTCTGATTCTTTTAAATTAATAAATTCTTCAAAATTTTCACTCCGTTCTTGCTGCGAGTTTTCAAAGTCTGCTTGCTGCTGCGTTAGTTGGTTTTCTGCCTTAACATTAACGCCATGCAAAGTATCTAACTGTTCACCCGTGCGTGTGGTAATGGTTTCATCGCTGCTATTAACGAACTTGTCAATAGACTGCATATTATCCCATGCATCAGGCATGGATGCAGACGGCACAGGATTGCCGGTATCGTATTCACTCATGGTAGCCCCAATAAAAAAACCGGCATATGCCGGTTGATTGGTAATTTACATGCACTTAGATGATGTTATTTATTTTTGAGAACTCTTTGTCGTCATAGAATAAACCATCATCTTTGTTATAAAACATTCCGGGCTGGCAAAATATGTTTTCTTGATATTCCACAAGGTCTGCACCAGCGTACTCATAACCATTTTCTGCAATAATTATATTGATGACTATTCCGTTTTCAATGACCGCATAATTTCCTGCCATTATGCCAGCTCCTCAATGATGACGTAGCCATTAGCCCCTTTCCCTGACGCCCTGGCCACTGAATCATACGATGCACCAGCACCGCCGCCGCCTGGGAAGAAACCATCATCTCCAGATGTACTGACGTGAGGAAGACCACCATAACTGCTGTGAGACGCTCCACCCACACCACCCAAGGCGCCTAATCCCCCCTGACCACCTTGCCCAGCCACTGAAAAAATAGTCCCTACAGATGGCGCGCCGGGAATACCTCCAGCAGAATTACCAGTTGAATTGCCGCCCTTCCCGCCGCCAGCAGAAATACCAAGATCAACAATGGTAGTATCACCACCATCGCCACCGTTTCCGGCATTTCCTGCCACAACTGCCGCACCACCAGCGCCAATAACGATATTCGCCCCATTAATGGTGCTTACGTCATATAATCCCTCAACGTATGCACCACCCGCCCCACTAGGCGCACCAGTCCCTGCGACGTCTGACCCCTTACCCCCGCCGCCTGCACCCCATGCCTTGATTCTGACTTTTTTAGTGCCAGCAGCTTTTACCCATGCTCCGCTAGCGGTAAAAACCTGAATGCGGAGCAGGCGTCCTTCTGCCTGATTATTAAGTGCGGACTTGAGAATATTTAGTAACGTGGCAATGTTCCCATTATCCAGGACATCGCTTCCTGTGCTATCCGCCATGAATTGTGCAAGGACGGCAGCAATTGTAGAGGATTGCCGTAGTGCTTTATTTACTTGTGCTGACGAGGCTTTGCCGGAAAGAAACCCTGATGCCAGTGCAGATAGCGCTTCATAATCAGCCTGTGATAATACGTTTGCCCCGCTACCAGTAGCGAAGGGTTTAAAATCGTTAGTCGCCATTAAAATCTCTCTCCCCATGACCCGCGGTCGAAACCAGCGATATAGTCATTTTCGATATCGAAGCCAAAAAAATGATAACCATCACTGACGGTCTCTATTTCACGGACACGAACTCCGGCGGCCTTAACCGTCATATAACCGTTTTGAATCGCCCACCATAGCTCGCTGTTAACCTGGTCAATCGGGTTAATGTCATAGCGCGATGGTACGTAACCTGCGGGCAATGCGATAAAGGGGCCTTTATTGACGGCGCTATCCAGGATTAACCGGTCTATTTCGCTTAGGGCTACCGATGGGTCACCGAGTATCCAGATAGAAATCGACATATCCTGGTTGTCGACAATAGCCATGCGGATCCCGGACCCGGCAAGGGCGGCATCAAGAATTGAAGGCAGCGAATCGTTCTGTCCATCCCAGTTGTTTATCGCCACTTTCACCTTCAGCATCAGCCGATATATTTCATCGCTTAGATCGATAAAGCCGTCGTTTGGGTCATATGGGCCCTGCCAGACCCCCTGGTCCCAGCCAACCCGCTCGATGTCCCACGAAAAATAAATCCCGGTTACCGGTGTAGCCACGCGACGGGAACGACCAACCCATTCGCCCACAACGTCGAGTTGCACGCCTACGGCGGTATCAATATCAAAATCGGGTATTAGCCGTGACATAGCATCGGAAATATCGCTCAGTGGCCTGGTAGATAGGTCGACGTGGGCAAAGAACTTTGGTTTACCGGCGTGGTAGTTTGTTATGCGGTCAGTGTATCTGCTCATGAGACCACCAGATTAATATTGCTGACGGCGCAGGATGCCGACTGGTCAAAGGCAATATCCACGTTTGCCGCGGCTACGCCACCGGCAGACGTCCCGATCAGCAACTCGGTAATGTCGTAATACCTGGCATTCCCTCCACTGACGACGCCCAGGTTAGCCGGTGAGTAAACGCGACTGAGAAGAACGCTGGCGCCGATTGCCAGAGAGTTAATGTAGGCAGATACAGCCGCCTTTATCTCTTCGCCGACCTGGGATGTGTAGCCCGTAAGGGGTTCGATAGTGATTTTGACGTAGATGGGTACATCGACCGGCCTTGAAAAACCTACCGAATGAGGGTTTCCGTACTTATCAGGCACAACAATCACCGTACTACCGTAGGGTGTTACGCCCTGCCCTTTCACACCACGAATGCTGTTTGCAATGACCGTCGCATCACCACCTTCTACAATGGCCGCGATTGAGTGCGGAGGCAGGCCATTTGCATCAGTGTTATCTGTATCGTTCTCATACAGTTTGTGTCGCGTTACGCCGCTGATATTTGCTATCGCACCATCTACCGCCTCAAACGGCGTCAGAGACGGTAAGGCAACGCTCTGTGATTGCCGGACACGCAATTCAGCATTTGTTTCGGCAGCAACGCCAACGGTAGCCGCTTGAGGGTTAGTTACTGATACCCAGCCACGTGTCGGGGTGTTTATCTTATTGACTGACCCGGCAGGGGCCGCCACAGCGCCAGCAACAGAACACGTCGCTGTAGCAATAACCGTCCCATCAATACCAATTGTCACCTGAGAAGGAAGATTCCAGATGATACCGTTGGCATCTTTCACAGAGCCATTTGTGATTAACGTTCCGGCCTCACCCTCGATCAGCTCATCGACCGTAGAGTTTGTCGCAGCACGGCGAGTAATGCCGTTAATTTTAACGTTACTGGTTAATGCATCGTCCAGCGCCGTCGACGGAGAAAATGACCGGTAAACAGAAATGGCCGTGTTGTTGGCATCGTGAATGGCCAGAGCCACCAGAGCGACCATCTGGCCGTCTTTGCTGTCCGGGTCGAGATAGGCATCACTGCCATAAACCTGCTGAAAATAACCAGTGATGGTGTCCAGAACGGTCTGGTAGTCGGGCGCACTTATCCCCTCAGCGGTTACCGTCGCCGATAAGCCGAGTGTGTCGAGGTCCAAAGACATTACGCCTCCGAAGTTACTGTGGTTGTCCCGTAGATGGTTTCCACCGTCGCTGTGAACGTTACACGGCGTGTGGTGCCGTCAACGGTGGTATTAAATGCAGTGATTGAGCTAACCCCCTGCGTTTCGAGGATCCGCTTGCGGATAGCGAGGTTGTAAGTATCCGGTTTTTGCTTACCCAGAACGGACTGAATCCACGGCGTACCTTCTGTGGTGTCCAGAAACCACTGTCCGTACCAAAGCAGAAAGCGCGTTTTTATGGCCTGCGCGACAGCCTCTGGGGAGTTAACCAGCCAGGTATCATCACCCTGACCGAAGGTATAATCCCCATCGTCATCTTCTCGACGGTATCGCATATCATCCTCCGAGTGGTGCTGTACTGCTGCCACCAGGTTCAACGCCACCATGCGTATGCTTATCAACGATTGAGCCATCCACCAGCTGCAGGCGGCCGTCCGAAAGAATTTTAAGCCCGTTCAGGTTAAAACCTCCCGGCGCCGTGCCGTTGATAGCTCCGCTGGCAGGATTAAGGCTCAACTTTGTTTCCCCGTCATCGCTGCGCAGCTCTACCGCACTGGTGCTGATCCCGCCGATTTTCTTCGCCTGAGACTGTGGGCCGACAATGCAGAAGGCATCGGATAAATCATGCATGCGCTCGTCTACTGGCTCCTGAATACCTCCACTTTGCCACCAGAAATCAATACAGCGGTCTGCAAAGATAACAAGGCATTCATCACCAGCCTTAACAGGAAAAGTCAGTGTGCAGCCTCCACCACGAGGGAATACAACAGGTACATCCACCAGTAGCGGGAGGTTTACCGAGACCTCGGAGCCCGATTCGTCCTGCTCTGCGCCTTTAATTGCTGGCTGAACAACGGCGGTGACGGCATCCGGATTAAACGACTGAATGATGCCAGGCATGGAGACGCGCATTGCAGACATGATCGCCTGCGCCAACTGGGCGTCTGCCTGCTCTTTACTGCCGAGCTGGGAGTTTAGTGCTACGGGCATTTGGTCTACTCCGGCATTAAAAAACCCGCCGGAGCGGGTTAGTTGAATATTTTATGAGTTACGCTGTGCGATAGGTCACCTATGGTTCCATAGCACTCAATTGTGTGCGTGCCTCGAACGTTAAAAGCATTGACCCCAGAATAATCAAGCGTGAAGTAATAGATTTGCTTCCCATTTTGGTTATCTATCCCGCTATTAGTATTTTCAACTTCGAAGGAGTCAGGATAGTTAAGGGAGTTCCTTGCAATATCTTTGCATGCAAATATCACATCATTTTGTAGCAGAATTTTTTCCGATAAGGGTTTTGGTTTTTCCCTTTCCTTCTCTGCTTCCATTTTTTTCTGATAGCCACGGCGTTCGGCTTCTGCCTTCATCCTCTCATCATCAACAGTTTTAATAAACGACTTATCATCTTCACTAAGTGACGATGGTTCTTTGCTTTTTAATTCTTCATACCTTTTATCGTCGTTAGCGTGGTTGCCGATTAAATATCCTAAGACAACAATAACAACCAAAACAATCTTCTTCCCTGTACCGATCGCCATTTATGACCTCCGAACAAACGCATTCAGTTATGTTGCATTCACTTTATACGCTTGCAATCATAGGTCCAAAATCGCCGTGGATCATCCATATTCTTGCGAACAACCTCAACATTTAGAATTGCCTTCCCATTGCGCTTAACGTAATCAAGGCCGAGCCAGTGCCCAGTGTTGGCATCTGGTAGCATCCATTGCATCATGACGTTATCGAAGTCGTCTTTTTGCTTGAGGAAGGTCATTTTCTGCGTTTCAGGGGCTTGTCCGTTGATATGCATAAAACCATCGTCAGCAGCCTCAAGCCGAAAAGGACCGCACTGCATACCTTTTGCAGAAACCAAAAGTGGAAATGCTGATAGAGCCGCTAACAATCCCTTTTTAATCACGAGTGAATACCTTCGACAAAGTTGCTTGCGACTGCAACTCGGCAGCCCCTTTCGCCAGACACAGCAGGTCCATATACCACGCCTGCCCGCGAGTATCGCCAGTATAGTCAATGCTGCCGACAATGTAATCACCATCGGTATTGATTGCCGCCAGCTGCGCACCGGGAAGGCCATCGACATATATGTTACCGTCTGTGGTGCTTTCACCCAGTCTGCCAGGTGACTGCCCAACCTGATCATTACCGAGAGCCTGACGATATACAGAGGCCTGATCCAGCCTGATAAGCCCCCCAAGCTTAATATTCGGGTTTATCAGACAGCGCGCATTTACCCCGGCGCCCATCGTCTGCTGAGGCATACCGATCAGGCCCGTATTGGCGTTCAGCACAATCGCTTCCTGTATGTACTTATCATCAGGAACAATATGCACCTGGTTGTTTTCGTACCACCAGTTAGCCTTGCACTGCCCTGCAAGGCTGTACATCAGGCGCCCTGTATTCTGATAAATAGTACGGCCACGAGGGAATACAGTTGGACCAAAATCCGGCCTGCTTCCCTCTGTAATGCCATAGGGGCTAAGGGACTGCATACCCAAATCAAACAGGTCAGCATGCTTCCAGCCTGCCGATACTGTCGTTTTCACGCTGGCGTTGAGATGCCCCTCCCAGCCATCAATACACTGAATGAGCACCCAACTATCGGTGACGTTATCTTTTCCGGTAACGGTAAAGCGAATATCACCGTTAAAGATGATCCCCACATTTTTATCAGGATAGTTGCCACTGCTGTCTGCTGTGCCGTTATACCCGGCAATAGCCCTTACACGAGTAAACTCTTTACCCATGATCCGGTTTTGTGTCTCCGGCGACAGATTGTAGATTTTGAAGTTACCCACGAATCCGTTAAAGATAGTCGCGGGCATCTTCTGGATATTAAACGTCACCTTAAAATCCGACAGCGATATCCCATCCCCCTTATCGTCAATAAGCTGCAACTCAAAGTGTCGCATCCAGTTCTGAGACATAATCACTCCGTTACCACGTAGAGATGGCTTTTAATGCCGAGGTCGGTTTGAGTTGGGTTATCATTTGCCGGATCGTCGCAATTTACATAGAGCGAAAATCCAAGCCCGAGATAGCGATACTGCGCCAGCAGGTTGGCGCCGGTGATAAGAGGAATGCCTTTTATCAGGTCGGCGCCCGTACTGTCCATGATATCCAGACACCAGAAAGCAGCACGCCAGGTCACAGCCATTTGCAGACTTTGACCTGCAACAGATATGGAGAATCGCTGGTTTTCAGGGGAAAGAGGTATTTCTGAAACAGCCATTTAGCCTCCCGAGATGAAACCGACAAACCGGCTTAGTAGCGACTCATCTTTTGGAGTCGGCGTCTTTACTCCTGAGTTTTGCACCGCTGACGTGTTCACCCCCTCTTTCATGTTTTCCTTCGCTGCCACGCTGACTGTCTGCGTTTGGCTGGTGATTATTTCCCTCAGTGTAACTGTCGCCATCAGTACGTTTTCGCTGGTACGTTCGGTCGTCACATCCAGAGAGCGGATCACCATATTGGTATAAAGACGCTTCCCGGTGGTTACATCAAGCAACTGCCTTTCCTGCTGCATCTTGAGCAGCTCAGCATAGACTTCCTTAGGCCCCATGTTGTTAAGGGGCGTAGACAGCCCGATGCCTGCTGTATCATAAAAATCCAGCAAGGAACCACCACCAGCAAAGCCTATCTCCATAACGACTTCTGACGGGCGCCGATACGCATGGTCTGCAATGAACCCTGTGCCTGCGCTTGTAGGCCTTTCAACTGGATGCTCTGTCACCTCCAGAGCATCGCTATGACGCTCTGAAACCACCACGTCGGGTATCATCAGACCAATACGGCGGCTCCGCTGCTGGAAAAGGGTTGAAAGAATATCCATCAGCTCGGCCCCCGGGTTAGTTGCTGGGTAGCGCGTGCATTAACGTTGCCCTGGCTTTCAGAGACGATTTTCCCCGCCTCTCTCGGATCGCTGACACCAGAAATGTTGATAACGGTATTCTGGTTCAATGTCGCCCCAGCCCCCGGCATATTGCTCAATACCTTCGGGATATATTGCCTGGTTTCCTGCGGCATCAGCGCCATGCCGTACTTCTGCACGTTACCAATCCCCCAGTTATAGGAGGCCAGAGCTTTGTTCAGGTCCCCTCCATTCTTTTGCAGGAGCATAGAGAGATACCGTGCTGCCGCTTCCGCTGATTTTACAGGGTCAAACACGTCATTGCCGCGTAAGCCCATATCACGAGCTGTACCCGGCATAAACTGGAATAACCCCTGGGCTCCAGCGCCTGAAATAGCAAACTGATTTCCACCCGACTCTGTCAGAGCGACGCTGCGGAGCAGTCCTGCCGGGAGGTTATACATCGCTTCCAGCTTACCCATCATGGGTGCCATCCAGCCCAGCAGTTGAGCTCCGGCTTTAGTGGCCTGAGGTCGTTTAACAGACTGCCCGTATTGAGTAGCATCACCGCCAAACCAGCCAGTAACGGCTTGCCCAATACTGCGGGGGTCAAACCCGGTTTTATTCTGAATCCAGTCAGCCGCGCTGTTGGCGCTGTCTGTCACCGCGTTTGATGGCGTGGGTTCACCGCCCTGATTCAGCAATTGCCTGGCGTAAGCTGCCGCGTCTGACCATCGCCCTTCATCAATCGCGTTGAGAAGCTTACCGATGATATCCAGCATCTTGCTGAGCTCATCAAATTGCTTCCTCAGATTGTCGAACTCAAATTTAATCGACCAGGTTTTAGGGTCGATGCCGAAAAGCTTAATCAGCTCATCTTTGAGACGCTTAATGCCTGACCACAGCTTATCAATGGCGTTAAGGGCCAGAGTTATCGCCGGTTCCCACGACTTCCAGTCGATGAGGCTTTTACCGCCTTCCTTCCAGGTCTTGTAATCGTCGTACAACAACAGGATTGCGCCGGCCAGCGCCAGCACCCATGTAACCGGCGAAGCAAGCATTGCCGAGTTCAGCAGTCGCCAGGCCACCAGCAAGCCGCCAAGCGTTTCGATCAGCACTTTGGTGTCGTCGTTGAGCCCTTTCCACCAACTCTTGATGTCAATGGCGGCCTGAATAAGCCGGTAAACAATCCGCCCAACAGCTTCCCCCATCCAGAGGATACCCTTAACCGTCGCGGTGATTGCGCCTTCAATTTTGGGGAAGTTGTCCAGTATCTGGCGGCGCAGCCTGTCGAGAGAGCCAGCAAGGCCATCAGCGAGGCTGGAGCCTATTTTATCCCGCGCCATGCCTGCCATCAGCCCAAAGGAGCGCAGCGAGGTCATGAATTTATTGGAGCTGACGGCGGCCACATCGGCGTTATAGCCGATCGCCTTCGCCATCGCAGTATATTCGCCACTAAACTGGCCGATACCGCGACGCATTGCCATCAGGGTGTTTTCATCCAGCCCCAGCATTTGAGCGTACTGGTTCGCGCGGTAATACGGCATGCTGCTAAGACGCTGGCCGACGCCGGTAAAGATCGTCGCCATATCCCGCATGTTGCCGCTGGCATCACGCGTTTGAACCCCCAGCCGGTTCAGGAAACCCTCAGCGCCGGGATTGTTACGCATGAACCTGGCAAGATTTTCGAGAGAGCCGCGGGCCCCGTCGACACTGCCGCCAACCTGACTAACCGCATACCCAATCTGTTTAATGCCCTCCACCGTCGCACCTGTGCGCTGAGAGGCCCAGTACAGGTCGTCGAGACCGCTGGCAATTTTCGCGGTGAATGCAACGACGGAAAGCGCCGCCGCCTCAACTTTAACGCCCAGCTCAATCGCTTTAAGCGTTGTTCCGGCAACGACGGCATCGAATTTTCTGGCGCCAGCCTCATCAACTTTGAACCCAAGCGAGATCAGAAAGTCCTTGAGCGTTTCAGCGTTCATTAGCCTCTCTCCATTTCGCTATACGGTTTTCGTTATCGGCTTTCAGGTCCAGCCAGTCATTCATACGGGCAATATCAGCCAGGTCTACTGATCCATCTTTCAGGGCGGTGTAGGGGATAAGCCCGGCATCCACCGGGCGCATCAGGAAATCCTCGCCTTCTGGCATGGATTCCAGGACAGGACCTATGACTGGGTAGGCGTCCCGCTGCCGGGGAGTTCTTTCAAAAAATTTCCCAGACTATCGGCGACCACCCGCGCCACCAGCTGCAGCATGGTAAACAGGTCCGTATCGTCGAACATCAGTACGCCCTGATCGAAGACTTTCGCCCAGCCCTTTTCGTGCTGGCGGGAAACGACGCTCAGACACGGATGAATCACCGCGTTAACGTCCTCGTCCGGCAGCGCGGCCAGCGTATCGGCAATTTTCGGCAGCACGCTTTCCAGAACTGCACCAGAGTTACCCGCAGCGGCCTGCGCTTTCAGCGTGGAAAATTCGCTAACCAGCCCGGCCAGCACCGGCAGCAGCTTACGGCTTACCTTCAGTTGCTGGAATACGTCGAGTTTGGCGGTTCGATAATTAACGCCCTTAATTTCAAATTCCATCGATTAAAACTCCCCCAGCAGTTGGTCAATCTTACCGGCGTCAAATACCCACGACACCGTATTGCCAACCTTGGCGTTAGCGTGATCCGGCTGCTTCTGGAATGCGCAGCTACGCGCGGTGGTGATATCGCCTGACACCTTGTTTCGGATGACAATCACGTTATTACCCCAGGTCGCCGAGGACTGGCTCTGCGCGTTATACATCAGGGACAGTTTTTTGTTCACCGGGGACGTTTTCAGCAGGGTAACTGTGATGGTGCCACTCTTACCGGCGTGCAGGCTGTGCATCACCTCACCATCGGCGCCGACGGTCATGGTGTTTTTTGCCTCGGTCATCGCAACCGTAATACCTTCTTCGGAGTTCGCCGAGCCGTAGCCCAGATCGATACTGCCGGTTGGGCCCGTCAGGGATGCCGAGACGTCAATAAAACTATAGGTTCCGCTCATGGTCGCTCCTTATCGCACCACATTGATCTGCACGTCGGCATAGTGAATGGCACCCGCCAGTTTGATCGCCGCCTGAATCACCGGCGACTTACGCGCTTCCCTGTCGGACTGCGCCTGGTTATCTACTGAATCGGCGTAGACGTAGTAACCCTTGGTCAGTGTGTCACCTGATTCAATCTGGCCGATCGGGCCGCCATTCCATACACCCGGAGCAATAAGGCCGTTATTTACCGCCTGATCCAGTGAGGCTTCGACGTTGGTCATTAACCGGGTTACGCCCGCGTCGGTTTGCGGAATTTTGGTATTCGAGGTGTACAGCAGGTTGTAAAGGTTGGTCTGAACGTAGTTCTGCAGCCAGTCCAGCCCGTGGCGCTCATCAAAGAAATCACCGTTCGCCATGACACCCTGCTGGATAATCGCTGTATCGTTGGCGTAGTAGACGTAGACGTTACCGTTAATGGCATCAATAGCGGACGCCTGCGCGGTCGTGAGCGTTTCGTACGTCACGCCAGGCTCGGTTTTGAATTTCAGGGTGATCGTGGTGTTGTTGCCGGTGAAATTCACCGTAAACGCACGGCCAAATGCCGAGATAGCGGCGTATTTGCTGCTGGAGCTGTACTGCCAGAACGTACGGCTGTAGCCGGCGGCTTTCAGCTTATAGCCGATGTTGTCGGTATTCCCGAGACCAGCACATTCACATCATCAGTGGTAACGGCCAGAATGCGACTCAGGCTGGATGCCTCGATCGCCGCAGCAACCGAAATCACGTCAGCCTCAACCAGATCGGCGCTATCGGCAATCGCCAGCCCGTACCAGTTGGTATATTGCAGAGAGGCATTAACCGCCTGCAGCAGCGTTTCAACTGTGCCCTCTTCACCTTCCGCCAGCGTCTTCGCCCAGCGGCCGATATAGACCAGCGTCGGTTTTGGTGATTGTGAAAAGAAGATGGTCGCTGCTTCGTATTCCGGGGAGTCAACGCCAAAATCATCGCCGATATCTTCAATGGCCGAATACTGGCGAATGCGCTCGGTAACCGGAATAACGGTAGAGGTTCCCAGAATGAGGAGCGCACCGAAGTTTCGCCCCGTTGCCGCTACCGGTGACATGATGACGTCAACGTTAACGACATTGGAAACAGGTAAGCCCTGTGCCATGTTTTAATCTCCAAAAAATTGCACTGGCGCGTCGACCAGCGATTGAATGCCGTACTGGCGGATGATTTTGCGGCGCAGGTCAACGCTGATATCGTACCGGCGCACCCACTGGTTATTGATGAGTTCGGGCAGATTGAGGATCCGCCCATGCTGCAGAAATGTCAGGCCTGAGCGGTTGAGCTCGTCATTGTTCTGCGAGACCAGCAGACCGTCACGAAAGCGCGTGGCCATTGCCAGCCCCTGCGGGCCATAGAAGCACAAGATCAGGCTCACGGTCTCATGCGACCACTGTTCGGTGTTCTCTTCGCCCTGCACGTACGCCGGGTTGAAGTCCTCATGAATGCCGGTGATACCGAACGCGCACCAGGTGGTGCCGTTTTTGGGTATCTGCTTTTGCGGGTCAGTCCAGCGTGGGTAAACCAGCGTGGCAGCCAGCCCTGTCACACCCCGTATCCAGCGGCTGATTAGCCGTTCCAGATCCTCATCGTAGGGCGGTGAATCACCGATGGGGGTCAGATATCCCGCCGTTGTGCTGTCGTTACTCAATCGGCGTTCCCCCGTCAAATTCCAGCAGCTCGCAATGCGCCTGAACGAACCCGGCACCGTACGCTGTATACGGGTCGACAAACGTCACACGATAATCTCGCCCGCGGTAGGTTACGATATCGGCATCTAATCCGGGTTGCCCCTGAGTCAGCCTGAACTGCGTCACGATGAGAATGGCGCCATTGATGTTTTGCCCGACGGCCATTCGCTTAGCCTCAAGCGAGCGATCGACGGTTACGACACCAGAGAACGGAATATCCTGCGGCGTATTGATCGGGAAGTTATCCTCGTCAACCGTCTGCACTTGCCGGTGACATACCAGCGACAGGTCGACAAAGTCCGGGTCAAGCAGAACATCAGTCACATCGAGAAACGGCATTATTTTTTCCTCACGACATACTGAATCGCTCTGAAAAGGAATCCTCGGGCACGCAACGGCTTATCGCCAGGGATAGGCGGTTTCATTTCTCTGCGCTTCTTGATGGTCTTTTCAGATAGTGGGGTCAGACGATCGCCTGCCTCAATGACAGCCTTTGAGGCATCACGCGCAATCTGGCCTGCGGCTTCAAGATGCATCGACGCCACATCTGCCTTACCTTCAAGCGCAGACTGAGCGGCCAGCTTTAAACGCTCGGTCGTTTTATCCCGGGAATCCTCAATGCCCATGTCCAGAAATGGCCTTGGCGGCAGAGTAACGGTCTCACCGTCGATCTCCACGGTCGCGCCAGTAGATTGCAGGTAGCCAATTTCAGCGTTGCTCAGTGGCGAATCTTCACGCGGTGGGCCCGCAGGAATACCCACCAGCACATCAGTGCCTGACAGCTGTTTCAGCGCATCCAGAACGACACTGTAATTGTCTTCCCGGATTGTGAGCCCGCTTTTCATTCCGGCGCCCCCAGTTGAACCGCTCCGGCACCAAACATCATCAGGTATTCCCAGAACTCCGATCCGTACCGGGAGTTGTTCCAGAAACCGGCATTAGGGTCCAGGGTTGCGCTTGCGTCATAACTGGCTGAAACCTTATCCACTGATTTCGCGGTCTGTATGCCGCTATTTACGCCACCAGCAGTACCCACAGCCACACCACGCATATCGGCGGCGTAAAGGTACATATAGTGCGCAACATACAGCCCGACGATGTAGGGAAAGATATCCACGCCAAAACGCGACTCACTCAGCAGGGCATCAGCAAGATTCAGTCGAGCCTGGATCATTGGCGTGGGGTACTTTGTTTCGTCAGCGAACTGCGGGAAGGTTGCCCTGAACTGCTCAGGCGTCGGCAGACTTTGATTTCTTGCCATTATTGGTAGTCTCCGGCAATTGCGCTTCGAGTTCAGCAATACGCGCTTCTTTCTCGGCGATTTTTGCTTCCAGCTCAGCAATGCGCGGGTCTTCTGCGACCGCTGGCGCTTCGCCATCAGGCGAGCAGTGCGCTTTTACGAACCAGTGATCAGCAACCGTGTCATCGACGTCGTGGAAGCCAACCGGGAAATGCTTTTGCTCTTTGCCGTCGTTGAAGTTAAACGGGGAGAGTACATAAATCTTTTTCATTGCAAGTCCTCATGAGCGGCCCTTTCGGGCCGCCGCAGGTTAGATGCCGTCGACGTAGGCCAGAGTTTCCGGATAAACCGGCTCTACTGCCCCCAGCTTGCCGTAATAGGTTACGAGCTGATACAGGCCGCGATACTGGATCGGCACGCTCATCAGCGGAACCATCGGGAAGCGAACGTATTTCTTGTCGTTGGTGTAGAACATCATGCGATCAGAGTTCGACACGCCACGACCTTTCGCCCATTTCACCGGACGGATGTTCAGAGGACGCCCGTTCTGGTGGTATGCGATGGTGTTGGTTTCCAGATAGGTCAGCAGGGACTGGTTACCAGCGCTGGATACGATGGTGCTTGCCAGCAGAGAGAACTGCTCCGGCGGGATCAGCAGGTCCGTCGGTACCATGGAGTAAGCCGAGTTGGCCCACGCGGCACTCAGCCCGGCATTAATGCTCGCCCGGATTTCGTCAGCGGTGGAGGTCGCCCAGGTCTTCGCTGCGTTGGTCGGTGTTACCTGCGTCAGGTTCAGCAGGCCTTTTACCGCCAGACCGGAATCGCCGATATAAACCTGCTCGTCCGTGTCCATGTTCCACTTCAGCTGCATGCCGTCGTACTTCTGCGTGTCGATCGGGCGACCAACCTGCGCAGCTGCCTGCAATTCTGGAACGGTCCAGCCCAGCTCCATACCCCACAGTGTGAGCGGGAAGCCAGTTTTTGCGATGTCGACGTTAACGCCAGCCAGCGCGGTAGGGATTTTGCTAAGCCAGTTTTTACCGTTAGCATTCGGCGTACCGGCAGCAGCAAAAGTGGTGTTAGTGAACGAGCTGATCTCATCAGCAATAGACACGTCTTCACGCAACTGGATATCGCGCGACCAGGTGAAATTCACCAGCGGCAGATTCAGTGTCTGATCGAGACGCTCAAGCTCATGGACAAGAAAGGCACCAGTGCCGTCGACTGTCGCCTGGTCAAATGTCATTGGCATTTGCGATTTCCTTAAATATTGAAGGCCAGCTCAATGTTGCCGCTGGTGTCGCCAGGGCCATTGAAGTAAGCGTTAGTGATCTGGACGGTATTCGAGCCATCAGCGGCGGCAAGGAACGCGCCGAGAGGGCTTGAGGCGGATGGTGTGGCCACTCGCATGTAGACCGGGCCATGCAGCGCAACGCTGGATGCATCCGCGCCGATGTTTACCGTGACGTAACCACGGACCAGGCAATCGCCGGTGAAGTTTTTACCGCTGCCTACCTGCTGGACTTTATCCGGCTGGCTGGCGGTCGGATACGGACGAACGTAAATGCCCACCAGCACCGACGCTGTATCGCTCGCAGCGATTGGCACAAATTTCCCGGAGGAAATCTTGCCGCCAAGGCCGTAAGCGGGAAAAAGGTTGGAGGAGTCCAGCAGTTGAGGTTCAACCGTCAGATCCTGCGGACGAGAAATTGCCCCGGCGATGCCCGCAGGCATCCGGTAAAGAAATGTATTACCCATTGGTTAGCCTCGTTTAGACCAGAATTCCTGCGCGGCCTGATTCATACCGGCAATGGTTTTAACAGTGGTGGCAGTCTGCGTTTGCAGGCTGTCGACGGTTTTGGTATTGCGGTTTTTCGCCAGCTCAGAAACAGCCGTGAAAGCCATATCTACCGTGGCTTTTTTCAGCTTGCTGATATCGGCATCACCGACAATAGAGCGCACCAGAGATTGATCTGCAGAGGCGAGCACCTGACGCTTGAATGCTGTCGGCTTCGCCTTCTCTGGCAACTGGATGCCTGGCTGAATCAGATCGGCACGGTAAGCGGCGTCGCCGGTAACCTTACCCTCTTCTTCCTTTTTCTCCTCTTCGTCCTCAGCATCGCCGGTACCAGGAGCAGCTGCCGCAGGCGTGAGTTTGGCAACCGCCTCAATCAGCGCCTTACCCCATGCAGGAATTTCTTCCTCGGCATCACCGGTACCAGGCAATGCCGGACCGGGAAGCGGATTTTGCGGCGCAAGGTTGATGATCACTCCGCCGGGTGTCATAGAGGTCGATACATCGTTATCGCCCGTGACATCATCAGGCGGGTTATCAATGAGACTTGCCATTTCGGCAGCGTCCCCGGTTTTACGGGCCTTCAGGAGCCGGGTAAACCAGTTTTTAGTAGTGCTTGGCATAGAATCCCCTATTGCACAACGGAAACCGGCCCGCCCGTTAGGGACAAGGGCCAGATGGTTAGCGGTAATCGCAGATTGTTTTGCGAGACCAGGTGAAATTTGTTCGTAATCGGCGTCGTACCCGCAGCTGACCTCGTCATCACCATCATCAATGGCCTGCAGGGCTTCCGGGGTTTTGACGATGACATCAGCCAGCAGCAGATCGGTTTTATCGTCCGTGCCACGTCGTACGTTCTGGATGTGCCCGTGAGCCAGCTGGCGCCAGTTGTCAGGGGTAACAAAGATGATCTGCCCGTCAAAATCTCGCGGATGGCCGATAGTGACTGCCATGCCTTCGAATGACGCCATGGCTCGCTCGCTGAACACCTCTTCTGGTGTCCGGCGTACGATGACCTTCCCTCTGTCATTTGGGACAAGCTCAGGCCGCTCTGTGGCGTCGTACTCCTGCTCACCAGTCCTTGCGATCGGGACGTCCTTAAACAGGACAGACCCATCAGCAAGTTGAAAGCGGGTATTACCCAGGCGGGTTTTAAAGAAATATTTCATGGGTTACCTGCTGAATTGCGGGCATTGAAAAGGCCGCTCATTGGCGGCCTCTATGGGGTGATTATTTTTTCTTTCTGCTTACGTCAGGAGGAGTTTCAATAGCTCTTTCAACACTCCACCCTGAATCAATTCTTCGGCGCAATGTAGTCCTTGGGATGCCGTATTTTTCTGCCATATCTTTGGTCGATAGTGTATCGCCTTTATATGTGATCCACCGGGTGTCCCTACGGTTTAGCCCCTGCTCTTTTGCTGTTGCCCACCGGCAGTTGTCAGGAGTGTAATCACCATTGACATCAATCCTGTCTATGCTGTGCGCGTTTGATGGCCTTTCGCCCATGTCATGCAGGAAATTATCAAAAGCGTCCCACCTGCCGCAAACCTTAATGCCTCTGCCGCCATATAGGGGGTAATGTAGATCATCAGATTTGTTGCAACGGGATCTCATCGACTGCCAACTCACATAGGTCGGCGACCGGGTAGCACCGTGCTTTTTAGAGCGCGCTGAGGTTAATTCATTCCTCAGGCAGCCGCAGCTTTCAGATGCCCCGGAAGTTAACATGGTCCCGCGTAGAGATTTGGTATTGCCACATTCGCATTCACACAGCCAGTATCTATGCCCGTGGTCTAACCTTTCCGCGCGACTGATAACTCTCCACCTGCCAAATTTGAGGCCGGTCAGGTCTTTCGCTAAACTATTTTCAGCCATTATTTACCTCGATTAAGTAATGGTTAGGCTCTCACGCTGTTACAGCAGCATGGGAGCCGTTATTTTATCACTTTCGAGGCTCGGGAACCTTCACTCTCGGCCAACATTTACAATTTGGCAGTGCACCGCAGTGGCCTGTCATTCCATCTAATGTGGGCGGGTCATCCCACCTCACAAATTTCCCTTTCATTTCTTTATGGGATGGCCTGGTGCCAGCTCCCTCTATCTCCCACCAGTAACCCTCTGAGCCAATCGACTCAGCGCGCGCCTGGGTGAGTGCTGTCGTAGCCCGGCCAATCTCGGTGCGGGCGATCATCTTCGCTCGGCTCTCGGCCACGTCGCCGGACTCCATAATCATCCGGTAGAGCGCGTCGGGGCGTTCACCGTTGATGACGGCTTCCATTGCTCGCGCCTGGATATCACGAACGCGGTCGGCGGCCTCCAGCGGCAGGGACTTAATCAACTGCACCTGGCGGGATACGATGTCCTGAGCCACGAACCCCACCGGCGTATTGCCGACGACATCACGCAGACCAGCGGATATTTCTTCCGAAACAGAACGCCACTGATTCCACTCTTCACGCTCCACCTGGGCAAACATCTTTCGACCGACCATTTCGGCCCAGTCGTCGATCACCACGGAGTAGTCAACAAGCGATTTAGCAATGCTCTCAGCGCTTGCCTGTGAACCATCGTAGGAGCCCGTGACGATTTGGTTTATCTGGTCGACTATCGCCAGTAGGCTTTTCTGATACTGGACCTCCGATCGGCGGCGGAGGGCTGGTTTCAGATTCAGTCTCCTGCCACTGTTTCGCCGCATTCTGAATATCCTCATCGCTAATTGAAGCACCGATGCCGGTAACGTCAGACAGTTCGCGCAAATCGGTCAGCGCAGCAGCCGGCGACATTCCCAAATCACGCACAGCGGTTGCCAGAGCGGTAGTCGTGTTGGTCGCCACCGTGGAGCGATCGGTGTCGCTCATCTGCCACAGGGGGTTAAACTCAAAGGTGAAATCATCCGGCAGAGGCTCGCCGAATTCCGAGCGGTGCAGTACATCGAATAACAGGCGGATGTGAGGCCGTAAATCTCGCTCCTGAAGCGTTCCCACGTCGTCGTAGTAGTTCGCGAGGTCAGCGTCACCGGTTGAAAAACCCTTCGGTGACTGGCGGAACAGGCGGACAAGAGGAATGCCAACAGCGCCAGCGATATCCTCTTTAAACTCGCCAAGCAGGTCAGACAGGCCCGCGAAAGAATAGGAATGTGTTTCAAATTCGTCCTCCGAATCAAACAGGGACATCCCCTCGTTCGTCTGGTACTGGCGGACCATTTCCATATTCTTGATAAGCGCCTCAAACGCTTTACCGCCTGTGGCGATAATTTCACGTAGCTTTTTAATCTTTGCCGTTCGCAAATGCGCCTTGTAGGCAAGCTGGGCGGCGCCGACGCTGGTGCTATCGTAGGAGGTCAGGCGATCGAAGATGCGCTCAACAATGGACATCCCCCACTCGTTTTCGGTGATTTTCTGCTGGTACGGCAGTTTCACACCATCCATGCGGATCAGGCGGCTGTGGTGAACAGTCCAAGGAGGAAGCCCCTGCGCCGTTGTCACGATTTCATAGAATTCAGGCTTGCCGAGGTTAGGGCCAAGTGCCTTAATGCGCCTGGTGAGCTGTGGGTTAATCATCCAGCGGTCAAGTACAGCCAGACCTTTAAAGCTGCCCTTGCCAACCTTATCCAGCACAAGCGGCGTCAGCGGTGCCTGACCTTCAATCAGAATCAGTGCCACCGCCCCGCCATACAGCCGGGACCATTTCAGCGTCTCGTTGATGCAATCCCAAAGCTGAAGCTCATCGAACCGTGATTCCAGAATGCCACGACGTTTCGGGTCAATCTCACTGGTGATCCGCACGCCCTTTTTGGTCATATCGTCCGCTTTCGAATCGACTGCGGCGCCAATAATCCAGGAGGAACGATAAGCCCACTCGATGAGCAGGCGGTTGCGGCTGGTATAGTTCGCCCTGTAGGTCGATGCGGCATGCTGGTTAGGCTGCTGCATACCGACACGGGCAACAAAGTTATCGTACGAATCCGCCGTGGCGACTCGTCCTGTTTTCTTCGCCATGGTGACTATTCTCCGGCTTTTTTTGGTACTCGTGGCGGATAGGATAATTTGTTAAAAAACGACCCGATTTAACATAATGACTGTTACCCGCACCAGCCGGATCCCTCCCATGATGAAATGTCCGCCAAAGGCTTATTTATCTGGGTTAAGTGGCTAAAAGCGCGTGAATAAAACATGCATAAACAGGGTCGAAAAATGAATAGCGTTAATTTTGCGTGAAACGGTTATTTCCAGGTATTTAGCTGTTTCCCAGCGCTTCCCAGATATCCATTGCCGTATCAGTAGGAGCGAACGCCATGATAAAAGCGTCGGCCACGTTCGGCGATGGCACATCACGCTTGGCAAGGTCTTTTTTGCTTTCCACCATCACACGCCCGTTTTTGTCAAAATCGCGGTGTGGGGTGGTAAGTTCCAGCTTGAGCTTTTCCAGCAGCGGGCAGGAAGAGTCGATGCTTATCAGCTCATCTACCGGGTACTGCTCACCGTTCTTAACCGCGTTGAAGGTATTACGGAAACGATCCGCTACCAGCCACCAGGCTTGCGCTTTGAGGTTGGCGAAAAAATCCTTGTTCGGGATGCCAATGTATTCGTAGTCCGGCTCATTCACACCAGCGCCTGCATTGAATCGCTGATAGTTGATGCGGGATGCGTTCATGTTTTCGCGCTTACGATCCTCATTAATTTCTGAGAATTTCGCGCCAGCAGATGCCCCAACGCCGATTGAGTCGTAGACGATATCAGCATCACGCTCCAGTGCCGCCTGATACGTACGCTGGCAGCTCTTCAGCAATTCGTCTTCTTTCGCCTTCCACTCATCCGCCCAATATACGACGGAGCCGTGGCGATAGACGTTAGCGCACTTATCGGCGCCGCTATCGGCGACGTCGAAGCCAATACGCTTACGCCCGCTTGGCTCGAAATTAAGGACTTTGTGGGCATCAACGGCCGCCTCAATCCATGACAGCTTGATAATGGCCGCATCATCATCCGACTCTGGCACGCCTTCGTAGACGTGCTTAAACCCATCCGGATCCCGGCGCTTAGCGGCTTCGATAACCTTCAGCATGGTGTCGGACAAAAAGGGGTTTTCATCGTAGTTGATTTTGCGTATCAGCGTATCTTCTGGCGGGTCGACCACAAAGTTACGCCAAACGAAATCAGTCACCAGTCCGGGGTTAAAGATAAACCAGCACTCTGAGCCCTCTTTACGGATGGTAGGCTCCAGTATCTTCCACTGGTACTCGGTCAGCGCGTGGGCCTCTTCAAGCCACAGAACGCTGATACCTTCCAGAGACTTAATCTCTTCAATGTTGCGCCAGAGCCCATAAAACACGAATTCGGACCCGGTCACCCGGTTAATGATTTTGTTGTTCAGAATGCGGAAACGATGCCGCAGGCCGAAGCGGTCAATCTGAATTTTGAGCAGGGTATACACCGACTCTTCAATTTTGTTCTGGATCTGACGCGCACAACAAAAGCGAAGGCTGTATTTATTCGACAGAAATATGGCTATGCCAGCGGCATCCCATGATTTTGACGATGACCGACCACCATAAAGCACTTTGTTACGCGCCTGCGTCGTCCAGAAGCTACGCAGTACCGGATTCAGCGTCGGTTTGGATGTCAGAGTAGAAGTCATTGAGGTCACGCTCTCCGTTGCCATCATCAATACCTGCATCACGGCGAAGACGATCGGCCTCCAGCGACACCTTATCAGTAGCAGCCTTGCGATAGTCTGTATCAGCAAATATTTTGCCTACCGTCGCAAGCGTGCCGACGATGGACTCAATACGAACGGTATTGCGCATCATCGCCTTCTCGGCGGCGCTGATATTTTCCATCAGCACCTTTCTTTCCTGGTCCCCTTCAGCATCTTCCAGCTTGGTCAACCACCGGCCAATATTCTCTGCGGCGACAAGGTTGTTAGCCCGAAGGCGAAATAATTCGTCTTCGAGTGTCAACGCTTTCGCGTCTTCAATGACCTCATCTTTAAGCAGAAGGCGGCGGGCGTAACCACCATGCTTTAACGCCTGCTGGTTGCCGGGTTGAAATGGGTTAGTCGGCGGATCGGTACGCACCCCGCGTATCGGTTTCGTATCTGGTGGAGGTTCGGCTTTTGGTTGCGTACTTTTTTGCATACGGCCAGAGCTGGCAGGCTTTTCGCTGGTACGCGCCTTACTCTTTTGCGTACCACTTTGCGTACCATTTTTGCGTACCTGCGTACTGGCCTTGCGTACCCAGTCAAATTTTTTAGCCCTCTTCCTGATAGCCCCTTCAGTAACGCCGTATTTATCGCCTATATCACGGAGACTAAGGACTCCGGCCCGGTATGCCGATTCGATGGCCTCCCAGTCCGGTGTTGCCATAATTTTGTCCTCGCCTTGACATTATCGAGCCACCTCTGGAAGTGGCTCTGTAATGCCCATAAAAAAACCCGCCGCAGCGGGTTTGGGATAAAGAATACTCTCTAAACCAACTCACCAATGAATTTTGCACTTACCCTAAGCCGAGCTTGAGGAATTCCTTTAACGGCCCCTGATAAAAGGTAACCCCCCTGCACTTCTACAATGCTCATTTCCATCGTGTAGTCATTTACACCTTGAATGACATTCACCGCCTGAGGATTATGCTGAGAAACATGCAAATCTAATGTATCGCCCTGAATATGGCCTTGGTAAGTGAACCCGAAATCACCACCGTTGATGGCATTGTCTTTTACTACTACAGTGCCTTGTCCAACATCATGGTTATTGCTGCTGAAGGTTACGAAGTAAATACCGTTTTTCATGTCACACCTTATGTTGTAGCCAATCGGCAAAGGCATTATAGACACGCTACTTACGGGGAGAAAGATGGCATTTTAATAACTGCCGGATATGACTAATTTTTCCCTCTAAATATTTCAGACCGACGTATGTCGGCCTTATCCCGGTTACACTGCCCCAGCGCTGATAGCAGACTGACGTTTAAATCCAGGCTCTGCCCCCACGTCAGGTTGTCAGGGATTTCCGGTTGCGGAGTGTCAGCCATCAGGCTCGCCGGTAACGGGACCGCCGGCACTTTGACGTAGACCGTTCGCGTATTGTTGCAACCGCTTAACTGCGCCAGCAGGCACAGGGCGATTAGTGCAATCATCATTCGCAACAGCAACCCGGATATCAGCCGAGGCTCCCGATGCGTCCAGTGCGATCTGCTCTTTTGCATTTTTATTAGCCTCAACGATGGTGTTGAAAATGGTCATGGTGGTCAGAACGTTGGAGGTAATGGCCTGAGCTGCGTTTGCCTGCTGCTCTGCGTTATCAGCGCGGTTTTTTTCCGTCCGATACGCCTCATGAAAATGACTCATCCCCCACCAAAGGATAAGAATCAGGCTAATTATGGCTACGCCAAAAACTGCAATTGTGCGGCTCATTCATCTATCCCCCAACATGCCAGTGCGCTTTCCTGATCACGGCGAGAAACCTGCCCGTAACAATTGTTGGAACGCACGCGGCAATCTTTTCCGCCATCAAAAATCCACCTGCGAATTTCAGCGCAGGCGCCTTTACGGTCACCGGCATTCAGCTTGCGGTAGAAGGTGGAAGGAAAGCATTTACCGGGCCCGATGTTATAGGGGCAGAAGCTGGCAATCCCGACCTTTTGAGGCGGCGTCAGGGGAACACGCACATTCTGATCTACCCATGCCAGCGCCTTATTGCGCTCGACGGCATTTACCTGATTGCATTTGGTCTGGGTTAAATTCATTCCCTGCGTTACAGGTCTTCCATCTACCCGGGTAGCTCCGCGGCATATCGTCCAGATGCCAGCGCCATCGCGGTATGACGTGAGGCTATTGCCCTCTTTCTCATTCAGGAACTGATCCATGAGAACGGGAGCTGATGCGCCAGCAGCGATAAGCGCCAGCATGGCCGCGCTGAGTTTTGTTTTAAGGTTAGCCATCGCTATTCATCCTGCGGTGGCGGCCCACCATAACCACGATCGAGGGACTGCTGATACATCTTCGTCCAGCGGCGCTTAAAGTAGAGATTGGTCAGGTAAGTCGCTACACCGATTATCACGCCACTGGCCAGGGCAATAAAATTCCAGTCAAGGCCATGAAACCAGTCATAGGTCCTTGCGAGCCCTGTGCATATAAGGCCGCCTGACGTGCAGTACGAGGCCGCCGAAAAGATTTTGTCAGGCATTTTCATAGTCTCCACCTCCGGGTTAACGGGGTGCTCTGTGAATAAAGGGGTCAGGCCCATCGGGCTGATTTAACAACGATCCGTATCGAAGATGATTCCCGTGAGCCTGAAATGAAAAAACCCCGCCGAAGCGAGGTTGCATAAAAACAGTTGCTTAATTTCTTTTAAATTAATCCTTCCTCTTTAAGAAAGGAGAAGCCTTTTGAAGTAATAGAAGTGGCGATCCAATGAGAGTCAGCTTTTGATTGCACTGCTGTAATGTATCCCAGTTGGTATAGCTGTTCTATAGCCGAATCAATTTTGTAGGGATGCTCAAAAGGGAAGCTGGTATGTTGGACCGGCACTTTTAAGTTGGGGTCCGTCATGAGAATCATGATTTCTTTATGATGCAGGGTAATAGCCATGTCTAACTCCTCTTTGTGGGGTTAACACGTATTTTACCATGCTTTAATGGGCCATTTTGGAGTGGCTATTTTTCGCACAAAACCCGCCTTTAAGCGGGTTTTTTTGGTTCTGCTGCTCAGTTCGCTTTAATGTCCCGAGCCTATCACAATTCAAGCACTTTCCGCGCAACTATTCAAGTAAAATCTGTCGCTATTTGTTCCAAATGCATCACACATTGGTGCGTAAAGCATCGATTCCGCTAAATTTAGCCAGACATCAACCCTGCTCTCGCAAGTCCTCAAGCACCATTCTGGATGCTTTCCGTTAAGCTCTTTTGCCATGGCCTTCTTGCTCATGCGATAAACATACCGATCCTTGATTAGCTTATAGAGAGCTTTATTCCCGGAGCGCACAAGCTCGGTGCTAAGCACTGAATCAATTTTCAATCCCTCCTCGTCAGTACAAAATGCCAGGCCGCTTTTATTTTTACCGCTGAGGATTTCCTTGAAGAAGGCTTCCAGCTCAGGTTTGGTAATGCCCGATTTCTTCATACGGCGCAGTGCATCATTGATGGCAGTTTTCGTTATCTTCCCGGATGCCAACAGCTGGTTAAACATGTTGCCGCCGCTACCGCCTCCAATGTATGACCAGCGGCCCCAGATGCGCAGCTTTCCCTGTATCCAGATGCTTTCCAGCGTACGGAGGCGAATCATTTCACCTGACTTACCAACTTCAGAAGGGTTGATCATACATTCACCTCATTTTTGGTATTGCTCTGGCCAGCAGCAAACTGCGCCAGTGACATAAATGCGCGGCCCTTCGCTTCGAGTTCCGCTCGATTGATGTAACTAAACCGCTCGCCAGACCATGACTTATCAAACACGACAATTGCGCCAGCGAAAAACGCACTGGTCGGCCTTTGTTTGTCGTCGGCTGGCTTAAACCACTCGGGCAGATCGAAACCAATTCGCCCACGAATAAAGCAGACGTGATCCGCATCTTCCGGCCACCACGTTTCGCTTGTGGCTGACTTCACCAAGAAGACATAGCGACCGCCCTTCTCGCGTTGTGCAGCGGCGTAATTCATGATGTGCGTCATGCCAGTGATGGCTTGCTTTTCGTGGTACTGAGAGCGGCTGTAAGGCGGGTTTCCGTAGGCTGCGCCGCCGATTGAGGAAAGCATCTCCGACCAGTCTTGTGTCAGCGCGTTATCTTCTGCGGTGTACCAGACAGGACATTTTGCGTTGCTGTCGTCTGCGAACAGGTCCAGCATCAGCGGACCATACATCGCGTTAATACCCCAGAACAGCAGGTCCGGAGTTCGCCACTGGTCGCCGACTTCTTTCAAATAGTGATGGGGTGCTGAACGCAGCGCCGTAAGGGCCTCACAGTAAAAATTAGTCATTCACGCTCTCCCCTAACTCCTGGAGTACCTGACTCAGTAACTCAGCCTCAGCACCGAACTTTTCTTCCCATGACTTACGGCCAGCATGAATAGCAACGCCGTAGCCACCAGTACGGTGATGAGCATGGCATAGCGGAATGACATGGAAGTTATCAGCGCGGACAGATAAGCCAGTACCAGAACTGCAGTGATGGATTTCAGCAGGCGATTCGCCGTAATTGAGGTTCCGGCATACGATGCAACCCAGCGCAGCTACGCGGCTCAGATGGAGCTTTTCAGCCTTGGTTTTGGATTTGCTCATATCGCACCGCCATGGTGCGACAGACAAGCAAAAACACCGCGCACAAAGGCACGGCGTTGAATGGAATTACTGCGTTTTTGCGTCATCACTTTTCTCCGGTGATGGCGCGATAGGTTCGGTGTTCAGCCGAAGTGATTAGTATAAATCAGCTTTTCTTCTTCCGGAAGAAGCTTTTGCATTGCTTGTGAGATTCCTCGGTATTTATGATTTCCCCATCCTCTAATGGGGTAAGAACAAAAATCCCCCCTGGCAGACTATCAACGACATAACGCCCCAGAATGCGAATTGCTTCAATAATCTCTTTCTCACTCATTAGTTAGCACCTTGTGATTATTCCATAAATATTGGTTTTTGCTTTTCCTGTACAGGGATGGCTAAAAATGAACTCGCGACGTTCTGGAATACAATGACATATTTAAATCGCCCATCAAGACCCTATTTTCACGGGAAGGGGCGAATGAAAACAAAAATATAAAAACATATAAATTCAATATCTTAAATGAAAGGAAAAAACATAAAAAAGTCATTCACATTTTTTCCCTGGCGCAACCCCCTATTTCACTCAGATAGAAGAATTTAGCCAATTTCAGGATTTAATTAATTACATGAAAAATTGAGTAGCAGAAAACACTACCGCGACAAAGAATGCACATTTTGTGTTGTGCGCAACCCCTTATTTAACCCAACTAAAGGTCTTCATGTAACTTCAGAGCTTAACGATTACAATTCTGTACTATGCAGCATAAAAAACCATAAGAATGGGTGATGCATATTTTGTATAGCGTGCAACCCCCTATTTACTCACATAATGAATATAAATGTTCAAGATTCTCTTATGATTAAACAAACCCGCCGAAGCGGGGTCTCATTGAGGGGATTTTTCGGCGACCTTGCTGTGAACTTCCCACAGGCTAATGCCACAGCTCGCGCAGAAGTTGGCAAGGTAGTCCAGGCCAGACCACTCGCGAATCCCTCCGCGAGCAGCCTCCACAAACACAGCTATATCTTTACCCCGCCATAAGCCGAACAATCGCCAGCCGCCACCATCGGGACTTTTTACGGCGGCTATGCGCGTTAATACGCCGGTCTGATACAGCTCAGTGAAGGCCGGTTTCTTTCTGGTTATCATTCGCATAAATACAAACCTGTGATTTGTTGATAACAAATAGCGTGTTTGCGTTTTATGGTTTCACCTCCTGCGTGGCGGCTGCGAGCAGTCTGTGCCAGGCGTCTACAGAGTCTTCTGCGCCATAGTCGATAATTGAGTCGAACTCGTCGAGAATCTCCTTCGTCGGCTCGACCGGCACCATCACGTAACCATCCGGAATTGCCGGAGAGTTGCAAGCGCTGAGCAATCGTTCCATGATTTCGACCATATCTTCTGGCGGAATCTTGCAGTACTGGCCGATGTGCCTCTGCTGTTTGGCGTATTCGAGAATGTGCTCCAGTTTGTTGCGGTTGATCATGACTTACCTCCGCTAAGCATGGCGGCGCGGCAGGCTAATGCTTCAGCCCGGTTGTTCGCCTCCTGTGGCGTAGCACCATACACACGCGCCAATACTTCGTCAGAATCCTCGCCAATGCGAAGTTGAACCCACCAATCACCCAGGCCAGGGTAATAATCCTGATTCATTGTAGGGAGGCGACCGACGCGGATTTCACCGATATCATCCGATACGGCTGGCACTACCGGCTCTGGCTGCGCGTGGCGATAGAGCTTCGTCCCGTATGGCATTTGCTGAATGCCGACAAGAGGCCTAATCTCTCGCTCCCCAAAGGCTTCGGGGTCACCATAAATTGAAACCACTTCTGCCACCGGCGCTGCCGGCTCGCCGTCCATTGCTGCCAGCGATTGACGAATGAGAGCCTCTAATTGCCTGTCAGTGGCATCACAGCCGCCATCTTCATCAAATTGTGCAACCCATTCTTCCAGCTGCTCTCTGGTTATGGTTGATTTGGTCATTGGTTGGCTCCCCGTGAAATTTTGTGGCCCGGCGCATAGCAGCGCTGGCGGTCTTTGCTGATGCGCCAGCCAGCTTTGCGCGCCTGTTGAGAAATATCTGTCATATTCCGGCCGATGAAATCAGCCTGCCCCTGCGGATAGATTTTCCCTGACTGACAACCATCACAGTCGCAGTAGAGGTCCGCGCAGAATCCTTCAGTGATAGCCATCACTCAACCTCCACCTTGATGCCAGCGGCATGAGCAGCCAGGCATTTATTGAACCCGTCGTTGTTATTAGCCAGCCCAAGATTCCAGCCAGCAGTTAAGCCAGCTCTGTAGGCGCTCTCCTGCAGGTTTTCTACAGTGACGGCGTGGGACTCGTCATCCAGCGGTGGCAGATCTGGAGTGTTCACGCCAAACAGAGCCGCCAGTGCTCGGTAGTTCTGCTCGCTGTGATAGCGACCTTTGCAGCGGACCAGTTTTTCGGCTGCTGCGCGAATAGCTTCAAGGCCCTCTCTCTCTACGCGAAAGCGCCCAATTGTAAGCATCAAGTCCTGATTCTCTTCGTCTCGCTCTTTGGCGTACTGCTGCGCCTGCTCCAGCGCCTGCTCTGCGGTTGCGCACGCTACGGCGACCTCATGAAGCCGAGATTCTGAATTCTCCAGCGCCTCTACCAGCGCGAGGATGTTGGCAGGGTTAGCCAGGGCGATGAACTCCCCATTCCTGTCTGTCTGAGCCTTGGTGAAATCACCACTATCGACATAGAGGATTGAGCCCTGAGATTCATCACTGCCTACGTCATACTCAATGCTGGTATTTTTCGGAAAATAAACCCATTCACCCGGAGTAGCCTTCTCTGCTGCCGCTTTCAGGCTCTGCGCCAGTTCGGTGATATCAGTCATGGCTGGCCTCCCCAAGCACCCAGCGCAGAGCCGCAGCATAATCGCCAGTGGCACCTTCGAGGGCTTTTGTGATTTCTTTGCGTGATTTGAGACGTGGCTTAGTTTCGCCAAGAACAGCGCGCTGCCGACGGGCTTTTTCGTGGCCAGTTGTGCCTGCGGTCGCCTGCTCGATTTCCGCTACCTTTTCCCGCTGTTCTTCGGGTTTCAGTGACGCCAGTTGACGCGCCTGTGTAACCGTCACTGTGCCGGACTCTACAGCGTCTTTGACTGCCTGGGTGGCATCCAGCAGTGACAGGGTTGCACGTACGGTCTGGACACTCACGCCAAACATCAGCGCTAAATCGTCCTCGTCGTGCCCGCGCTCCAGCGCATCAGCCATTTTCTTTGCTCGGCCCAGTGGTGTATCTGCCTGGCGGATTTCGTTAGCGCTCACCATCGCCTGCGCCATGCGAACGGCTGAACCGCGTTTAGTTACCGCAGGAACCAGTAATGGAGATTCACCCTGTTTAACCAGGCGCTTATTAGCCTCCAGGGTATGACGCACGCGCTGACGACCATCCACCACACAGGCCAGCCCGCTTTCGGGGTCTTTCCAGACGATAATCGGCTCAAGAACGCCCTGGTGAATAATGTTCAGTACCATTGCTTCGCTGATAGGCAGGTGGATACGCTCATCGTAAAGCGGGTGTGTTTTGTCGGTAACCAAGTGCAGGTTTTCCGGTTCGAACATCAGAACGTTGGTTTTTCCGCTGGCGCCATACGCGTCGATCGAGTTTTTAGCCATTTTTCACTTCACCTTTTTTCTGTTCGACCTGCTGAGACCATTTTTCAATCAGCCGGATTTTCGATTTACTCTTGCCACCAGCCCAGTAGCTATCCTGTACGCGGAGATGTCCGTAAGGGCATCTCAGGGCCCCGGAACAGGCGCCAGCTTGGTAATCCCGAAAATAAAACTCCGCAGCTGAACCACAGACCGGGCAATCAGGTATCTCTCGCATTACCGGGTCACCTCGCGGATTTTCTGGAATTTAGTGCCGTGGTGCGGATTGCCAGGATTAGTAACCTTCGAATTCATAAACCCGGCGGCCACCAGACGTTCACAGCGGTAGCGAGGGCGATCAACGAAACCAGCCAGGGACTGCCACTCAAACCAGACGCCAACCGGCACAGACTGGAGCAGTTTGATATCCAGCGCTGTGAGTTTGCTGGTTACCGCTACGGGCTCGGTGCTTCCACCAGGCATCCAGTAGCCATTCAGGTTTTGCGCTTTGCCTTCGCGCTCCAGCACCATCAGGCGGGCCAGCATTTCAGGTGCTGTCAGGTCGAAATAGACAGCCAGCTCACGGCAGGTGACTTTCTCAAGTTCTTTCAGCACGTCAGTAATTTTTTCCATCAGAGATATCCTCACGGTTAAATTTGTTAGCCCCGGAAACCTTTCGGGATGTCGGTATCCAGTTTGCTGCTCACACCGAACGAGCTGCCGGTTGCCAGGTTTGCCGGGCATAACTTCAGAGCCAGCTCCTGCCATTTGCTGCGTAGGGTTTTCACGGATTGAACTCGGGAGCACCAGAACTGATCGCGCTGAATGCGCTCAATCATGGTGCGGATTTGGTCATGGCTGCAGCCGTGCTCCTGGCGCAGCATGCAAATTTCTTGCGCCCAGGCTGAGAAGTTCGGCTCTCTTGGTTTTGCCAGAGTGCCGTCGAACTCTGCTGCGCGTTCGTACAGCTCGATGATGGTCGACCAGAACCACGTAGCGAGGTCGGAATCGTCATCGGTAGCCAGGTTACTGGCTTCGGTAGCGTCAGGAATGACTGCTTCCGGGATGACAGTTTTTTGAGTCGATTCAGAAAAGTTATCCACAGGAGAAATCTCTCCCGCGTGGTTTTTATGATCTGTATGTAATGATCTGTTTTTAAGATCTGTATAGAGATAGGATTCGGCTTGAGAGCCGTTTCCAGGATTCGGCTCATGAGCCGTTTCCATTCGGCTCTTGGGACGAATGCATTCGGCTTGAGAGCCGTTTCCATTATTTTCAGTAACTTGCTTCGATTCGGCTTTTGCGCCGATTGCATTCGGCTTATAAGCCGTTTCCATTACTTTCAGTGACTTATTCCCATTCGGCTCTTGAGCCGAATCCAGTATTTGCGGGAATATCCGTGAAATCAGCGCTTCCTGGTCAATTCGGTAATGCTTTTTGGGTGTTCCACCGACCTGGCGAAGCTCTTCTTCGATGACGCCTGACAGGTACTGATCCGTAATTTTGAACATCGCTTTTCGGACAACATCGCCATCTTTAGCGCGTACCTCTTTCGCAAGCGCCGCATGCTCCTTGTAAAACCAGCCATCATCCAGACTCGACTTACCCGACCAGAACACCAGTTGGTTGAGAATCGCTGCCAGCAAATGCTGCTGCCTGTCTCCTGCAAAGAAATCCAGATACGGGCCGGGAATCGTTATGCAGTTCCCCTGCCCTGACATGGCCTGAACAATTTCAAAGACCTGATTGCTCATACCAAAACCTCATTGTGTAGCCGTAAAAACTCACGTAACCCCATCCAGCCAACAGTTCCGCAGTCTCTCCGATAGGAAACGTCTTTCTCAGTTGCCGTGAGTACCGTCACCATGTGCCCCTTGTGTCTGTGCTGAAAGCGTGCTCCCGCCTTGGGTATCCCGTTACTTGCGCAATCCCCTTCGGATGGCACATACGACGGATAAGCCTTTTTAAGGCGTGCAATCAATTCAGCAGCAGACTGGTTACACATAGCCACCTCCGGAATCAGTGGTACTTCGGCACTTCAACAGCTCCAGGCTGATAAGCCTTGCTGTAGACGGCTTCAATAGCGTCATCGTGAGCATCAATTGCCGTTCCAATAGCGTGCTGAGCCGCAAGCAGCGCCCGGCGCTCAATGGTGTCGTAGATGCTTAGCCGGTGACGGATTTCACGCGGCAGAACACGCAGGATTGCCGGGAGCAGCAAACGGATTTTCTCGCGCTGTAGTTCGGTCTCACCTTTCAGCCAGCGGTGGAAAATGTTTTGCTGGTTACTCCAGGTTTTCCCCGGCACCAGGCGCAGTTGATCGCCACCAATACGTGCATATTCTTCAGCGATAGCATTTGCCGCGAACGCCTGACCAACTTCCGCAGCCCATGCCAGCAGGACCATTTCAACGTGCTCGTGTTTGATTTCCATCAATCAGACTCCTTCCGGCGCTTGGTGATAATTTCTTCTGTAAGCCCACTAATTGGCGTGGGGTGAAGATCTGGGCGAAGTTCATGAGGTGTGACTACCCAGCCCCCCATACGGCAGAGCGGGATAACGCGATCGCTGGGGACACAATTACGGTTAATCCAATTTGCTACTGACTGGCTCGACTTGAAGTTGAACATTCGGGCGACGTAGGACACGTTACCAATCGCTTTAACGGCCTTTTCCGTAATGTTTTTGTATGGTGTAAGCATTCTTACCTCCTGTTAGTTGGTAAGTAGAGAATGCTACATAAAGTAGAGAATTGCAACTACTTAAAATAGAAATGACTAAAAAGACGCTCTGCCGTAATCTTCTACCTATGGTAGAAAAAACGAATAAACATCAAGACTTCGCAGATCGACTTAACTTAGAGATGAGTAAAAAAAACTTGTCTGTTAAGCAGTTAAGTCAGGCGGGACAAGTAACTTACGAAATGGCTAGGCGGTATACGCTCGGCACGGCCAAGCCACGTGATGAAAAGCTGATAAGAATTGCGGAGTGGCTAAACGTACCTCCCGCATGGCTGGACTACGGGGCTACTGAGGCTGCTACTGAATCCGACACTTTTCAGGAAATCGGCACAGATTTCCATTACGATAAGCCTGATGAATCAGAGTTCGCCAACCTTAGCGATGAGGAAAAACGCTTGCTCCGGGTATTTAGAAAATTCCCCGATGCAGAAGCTAACAACATGCTCCTAGCCTTTGAGATCCGCTATAAGAAGCTCCTAGAATTTTACAGCGAGTACGCTGATCCTGACAAAAAATAGCTAACGCCCACCACTAACAAAACCCAGCTCTGCTGGGTTTTTTTGTGCCTACCCCTCACGAAAGCAACTCATAGTAGACATAAATTTCTACTTTAGGTGTTGACCAATCTACTTTATGTTGTATTCTTCTACTTATCGACACAACGGTGCGATAGGTTAAACGTTCCGCTACCCGGCGATAAGGGCTAACTAACGAGGTGAATATGGAAAGCAAAGATCTGGTGGTGATTAACGGTCAACTGTGCAGCAAAGACGTTGCCATGCTGATTATTGAGAAGGTTTTACCTACCGTTCTTGTGGTGGTGGCTGAAAAGGTGAGGGACAGGCGAACCAAGGATGAAGTGAAAGAAGCAGCCACAACCGTAGTTGAAGCCGCTATATCGGCAATTAGTTTGAAGAGCCTAGTTGCTCCCAAGTCTTGATCGCTTTCGCACTTTCCTCTTCCTCACGCTTTGTAAGCAGGGAGAGAAAATCAACCTCAGAGCGGTCGACTTCATAAAGGAACTCTTCAGGGGTGATTTCTTTGGGTTGAGTTGATGCGTAAACAACGGCCAAAAGCCAAGCCTTATCATCTTTATTCATGATTTACCTTTGCTGGTTGTGTGAGAACTCCAGCATACCACCGAGCCTGAAGTGGTGAAAAGATAGGCAAATAACAGACCTTGCAATGCAGTGAATGCGGCTATGCGCACGCGGTTCAGTTAAAGCAGTACCACTTGTTTCCCGAAGTGGGGTGGAAAGAAAGCTGCCGATACCAGTTGTTAACTGGCTGGTATCACCGGGAGGCACCCGGCACTGCATTGCAAGGTCTGTTGGTACTCAAATTCACATGACAGTGAGGGTAGCAAATGATCCGCGAACATGAAGTTCCTGCATGGTACCGGTTCTGCATAAAGGTTGCCTTGTTCTTGGCTGTAGTTGTCGTTATCAGCTTCCCATTCTGGAGTAACAAATGAGCAAAAACGGCATTCGTTCCCTGTTAATTGCGCTGGCTATCGGATTGGTTTTCTGGAGTGGGCTGGCTGTCGAAATTATGTATATCAAAGGGGTGTTCAATGGCTAATTTACTGCATGACAACCCAGCTTTTAAAGCAGCACAAAGCAAGCTGGCTATTGCGCAATTTATTGGCAATGGTGAAATGTGGGCCGAAGCTTTTTCGTCTATGAAAGATATTTTTGAGGAAGCAAAGCACGCAGAAGATTTTATGTTTTGCGGTCGCGAAGAATCTCTCTCTGACCTGAAATTCAACGATGTTATTTTGAATTATGACATGTATGGCGATTTGGTTTCTGTTAACGCAGATTCTGGCAATGCACGTTACAAAATAAACACCGAAGTTTCTTACTAATACCAGCACCTTTTATTTAATGCCTTGACTGGCAGGTATTATCACACATTAAATTTAACCGGAGATAGATAAATGGAAGAATTAAAGTTGCACTGTCATGGTTGCGGCGGTTCTTTTGCTCGCGATGAGCTGCAATATCGCCCATCTGGCAGGGGTGCTTATCGGAGGGACTTTTATTTCTGCCCGGTATGCAATGAGAAAGAAAAGCAGAAAGTCGCCCTCTCCGCTGCTGCTTCCTCGTTTCGTAAAACCTTGCCGTCACGCCCAGGACACCTTGCACACAAGCGCTGGTAGGTGACGGATGATAATCACATCCAACCGTATTCCATCGCATGTAAATGAAAAGGCATCGCATGTTCTGAGCTTGTACAGCAAGGGTGATATAAAGCCATGCCGAATCAAATGCGGGAATTTAAGTTTAAAGATTGGCAGAAAATGGCGCTTATTATCCCGCAATAACGGCACCTGCTGGGAAATTATGAGCCATGAAAAATACAACCAACTTAAAGACAGGAAAGCTCAATCATGAAAATAGAATTTAACGATAAAGGTGTAATTGCTACCGCCACGATTACCAGCACGGTTTTCGAATTCCGCCTTCACAACCGTGCTGTTGACACGGCGCTATTTCTTGCCCCTTCCGTTCGTGCTAAGCGTAGCGGTTTCTTTGTTTTAAAAACGGTAATTACCGGTAAAACCTCTCACGTACTGCGTGCGTATAAAGCGATTAAAGCGGAGGCATCACGATGAGCAAATCATTAAACGCGCGTTGTATTCGCCGCTGGGAAGTGAAATTCAAACCTTTCTGCGATTCAAAAGTTAACCCCTACTGGCGCAAAAGCGACCTGCGTGGGTATATCCGCGAGGCGGCGCTCACCACCGCTTACAGCATGGTCGAGAGCATGGCTGAACGTAACGCCAAGGTTGACTATGACGGTGAGCCGAACGGATGGACGCCAGAATTTTCGGCCTGGTACCGGGAGCGCCATGAGCAGTACCTGAAAGAAGCACGTGACTACCTGGACGAAGACGCTACCAACGACGAAATCGACGAAGAGATCGAGAACGAACTGGAGGCCTGGAATGACTGAGCGCGGAATGATTTTCAACTCTGAAATGGTACGAGCCATTCTCGACGGCCGGAAGACGCAGACGCGGCGCCCAGTGAAATTCCCTGTGCATGATAAAAACCTTGGGTGCGAGCTGGCTGGCAATGAACTGGCCGGGGAACTGTCGGCAGGGAACTATCTGAACAGCGCATTTGGCAAGCCAGGCGACCGCATCTGGGTGCGGGAAACATGGCAGGCCATTCATGACTATTGCGATGAAAACGGGCACGTCGACGAACGCCGATATGCACGAAGCATTCCGAGGCATCGCGGGAACTACTGGCATCCGGTCTATGAAGAGGCATGGGGCAATGAAAGCCGAGAGGACCGCGAATTCCCTTGGCGCCCATCTATCCACATGCCGCGCTGGGCCAGCCGCATTCTGCTGGAAATCACCGACGTGCGGGTTGAACGACTGAAGAGCATCAGTGACGGCGATGCGATACGCGAAGGGTGCAGTACCGCCGACATGAAGAGTGGCGACTGTGTAGCTGATGTGTTCGCGCGCCTGTGGGCGTCAATCTACGGCGACGAATCCTGGAATTCGAATCCGTGGGTTTGGGTTATCGAGTTCAAGCGCGTTGAAGGCGGTGCAGCATGAGCGCAGAAATCATCGATCAGGCCAACGAGCTGGCAGAGCGCCGGCTGGAAATGACCATCCAGAACATGCGCATCAACCATGCGGCAGTCTCAGCTACTCACTGCCGCGACTGCGGGGAAGAGATACCCGAACGGTGCCGGGAACTGGTGGCGGGCTGTCAGCGCTGTGCTGACTGTCAGGAAGAAGAGGAATTACGCGGTAAGCATCGGAGGTGATATGGCATCTGACAAACCGATAACAGCACAGCAGGCCGCCGATTTGCTCATCGTGTCTGCGCGGGTGATCTACCGTCTAATTGAGTCTGGAGAGCTCGCCGGCCGCAAGGTCGGCAACAAGTACAGAACGACCGAGGCGGCGTGTATTGCATATTTGAAAACCCCGCGCGATCCTGTCATCGCGAACGCGGGTGAACATAAAGGAGAAGTTTTATGTCAATCACCCTCAGGGGCGGCGTGTGGCACTGTCATTTCTTTACGCCGTCAGGAAAAAGAGTTAGGCGATCTCTTGGCACGGGGGACAAAAAGCAGGCTCAGGAGCTCCACGACAAGCTGAAGGCGGAAGCGTGGCGGGTTGACCAGATCGGTGATCTGCCCGTCAGAACTTTCGAAGAGTGCTGCATCCGGTGGCTGCGGGAAAAAGACCATAAGCGATCGCTGGATGATGACAAAACAAAAATTGTTTTTTGGCTGCAGCATTTTTCCGGCCGTGATGTCTCGAAGATAACGGCGGAGGAAGTTCACGAAGCCGTTAACGGGATGATCAACCGTAAGCACCTGCAGGTTTGGGAGAGTAAGCGTGATGCCGCGATGAGGAAGGGAAAGCCGGTTCCGGAGTACAAACCGCGTCAGGTTTCGCAGGCGACGAAGGCGCAACACCTTTCCTTCATTCGCTCCCTTCTCAGGGCTGCGGCAAATGACTGGGGCTGGATAAAAACAGCCCCTGTTATCAAAACCCGAAAGCCGATCAGTAAGCGGATACGGTGGCTGACCAGAGAAGAAGCTGAGCGTCTGATCGAGTGCATGCCGGAGAGCATTAAGCCAGTGGTGATATTTGCACTGGCAACCGGCCTGCGCCGCTCAAACATCATCGGGCTTGAGTGGCAGCAGGTCGATATGCAGAGAAAGGTTGCATGGGTAAATCCGGAGAACGCAAAAGCGGGAAAGGCGATTGGCGTAGCTCTGAATGATACCGCATGCAGGGTATTAAGGGATCAGATAGGGAAGCATTCCCGGTGGGTGTTCGTTCACACGACGGCAAAGCATCGCCCTGATGGAACGCTGACGCCCGCGGTTAGAAAAATGCGCGTGGATGACAATAACGCCTGGCGCGCCGGGTTGAAAAAAGCGGGGATCGAGGATTTCCGTTTTCACGACCTCCGGCACACCTGGGCGAGCTGGCTTATTCAGTCCGGCGTCCCTCTTTCTGTTTTGCAGGAAATGGGAGGATGGGAGAGCATCGAGATGGTGCGCCGTTATGCTCACCTGGCACCGAACCACCTGACCGAACACGCACGGAAAATTGACGCCATTTTTGGCGCTAGCGACACAAATACGACACAAGGAGGAAATCAGGCTGGTTTAAAACTGGCGTAAGTTATTGTTTCTTAATGGCACGCCCTACAGGATTCGAACCTGTGACCTACGGCTTAGAAGGCCGTTGCTCTATCCAGCTGAGCTAAGGGCGCCCTGAGAAGCGAGTGCTTCGCGGAGTGAAACGCGTGGAATTATACGGTCCACGTCGGTTGAGTCAATCCATTTTGCCAGGAAACTGCGGGGCTTATACGACGCTGGCGAAATATCCTCCACCAACTGTACAAGAAGCATACCGCCGGGCCTAATGCGCGCGTAAATCGACTCAGTGGCCAGGCGCAACGCACCAATAACCATGTAATAACCATGGTCATAACAGGCTAAATTAGCCTCAGACAGGATAAAACAGCAAACGAGGACTGACAGCGAGGCCCGCTTCTGACAAAATATCCTCATCCCCCTTTCGTAAAGATACAGATGGAATCCTCTCTCTGATGGCAGCAAAAATTATTGACGGTAAAACGATTGCGCAGCAGGTACGCTCTGAGGTTGCGGAAAAAGTGAAGGCTCGCGTTGCGGCCGGAAAACGCGCCCCTGGGCTGGCCGTCGTGCTGGTCGGCAGCAACCCGGCCTCGCAGATTTATGTCGGCAGCAAGCGCAAAGCATGTGAAGAAGTGGGCTTCGTCTCCCGCTCTTACGATCTCCCGGAAACCACCAGCGAAGCCGAGCTGCTGGAGCTTATCGACACTCTGAATGCCGATAAGACCATCGACGGTATTCTGGTTCAGCTGCCCCTGCCGGCAGGGATCGATAACGTCAAAGTTCTCGAGCGCATCGCGCCGGATAAAGACGTCGACGGCTTCCATCCTTACAACGTTGGCCGCCTGTGCCAGCGCGCGCCGCGCCTGCGTCCGTGCACTCCGCGCGGTATCGTGACCTTGCTGGAACGCTATAATATCGACACCTACGGCCTCAATGCGGTGGTCATTGGCGCTTCCAATATCGTCGGTCGCCCGATGAGCATGGAGCTGCTGCTGGCCGGCTGCACCACCACCGTCACCCACCGCTTTACAAAAAACCTGCGCCATCATGTCGAAAACGCCGACCTGCTGATCGTCGCGGTGGGCAAACCGGGCTTTATTCCTGGCGAGTGGATTAAAGAAGGGGCGATTGTGGTCGATGTCGGCATCAACCGTCTGGAAAGCGGCAAAGTGGTCGGCGACGTGGTGTATGAAGATGCCGCCGAACGCGCGTCCTACATCACCCCGGTTCCCGGCGGCGTTGGCCCGATGACCGTCGCCACCCTGATCCAGAACACGCTGCAGGCGTGCGAAGAGTATCACGACGTTGAGGAGGCCTGA